GGGCATCAGTAACTACACCCAATACAACATTTGAACCTGTCTACTCCGTGAACTTAGTTGTGGATGAAGCAACTGCCGAAGACTTTAAGTCTCGTGGCTTCACCATTAAGCAGATGGACGAAGGCCCATCGGTTGTTATTAAGCGTAAGGTCAACGGCCCTAACGGTATGGTTCGACAGGCTCCACGTTTAGTAGACGCAAACAAGAACCCACTCGATGCCCGTGTAGGTAACGGATCAAACGTGAAGGTTCAGTACAAAGAGTGGCAGTCAGAGTGGAAAGGCAAGACCTTCTACGGGTTGGACTTTCAAGCTATGCAGGTTATCGACTTAGTAGAAGTTGGTTCACCCGATGGCTCAGAGTTTGACGCACTCGATGAAGGCATGGAGGACGAACTGTAATGGGCATTGTAACCGTAGATGACATGCAGTATGACTCAGACCTACTATCAGACGAGGGTAGGGCTATCCTGACTCACCTGATAGAGGCTGATAAGAGAGGACAAGAAGCCGCGATCACTGTTGGCTTAATGCAAGCAGCTACAATTAATTTAATAGCTGAACTTAAATCTAACCACCTCACGGAAGAGATGATTGCAACAGAGGAAGTTGAGCAAACCGAGGAGTAAGGCGTATGCCTTTTGTAAAGTTCCACCAGCCGTGTAATGAATGCGGTTCAAGCGATGCAGCTTCTGTCAATGATGACGGGTCTGCATGGTGCTTTAGCTGCAACAAGTATTTTAAAGACTACAGCACATCGGAAGTGCAACAACCAGATACCGTAACGGACTTTGAAGTGTATCAAAGGAACAGCAAGATGGAACAGAGTTCATACCAACAAGCAAGCCCAGCTTCATTTAATGAATTAACTGACCGCAAGATAAGCTTAGCTACTGCTAAGAAGTACGGTGTTAAATCAACTATGGCGGGCGGTAAGATTGATAAGCATTACTATCCCTACTACAACGGCCACGAGTTTGCAGGTACAAAGATTCGTAAAGCTAACAAGGACTTTGCATGGACAGGGAGTCCAAAGGAAGTAGGATTGTTTGGAGAGAACCTGTTCAAGGCAGGTGGTAAGTTTATAACTTTAACAGAAGGCGAGTGCGATGCGATGGCTGCTTACGAACTTATGGGTTCTAAGTGGCCAGCCGTATCTATAAAGTCAGGGGCACAAGGAGGTGTCCGTGATGTTAAAGAGAACTTAGAATACCTAGAGTCATTTGATTCTGTTGTCATTAACTTTGACAACGACAAGGTGGGCAAGGAAGCAGCTCACGCTATTGCAAAACTATTAACCCCCGGCAAAGCTAAGCTGATGACACTGCCTGTGGACTACAAAGATGCCAACGATATGTTGCGCCAAGGTAGACACGCTGCATATGTCAGTGCTTTCTGGGACGCTAAAGTCTACACACCATCCGGTGTATTGAATCTATCTGACCAGCTTGGTGCATACCAGAAGCTACGGACAGAAAAGAAAACAGCTATCCCTTACCCTTGGCAGGGCTTAAACAAAAAGCTAGAAGGCATGAGAGCTGGTGAGTTAGTTACTCTTACTGGTGGTACAGGTCTAGGCAAGTCATCTGTTACTCGTGAGATCGAACACTGGTTGATCGAGAACACACAAGATAACGTGGGTGTTGTAGCTCTTGAGGAGAACTGGTCACGAACTGCTGAAGGTATCATGGCAGTGGAGGCTAACGCTAAGCTTCACCTCGACAGTGTTAAGTCTACATTCACAGACGATCAGCTAGACCAATGCTTCAAGAAAGTATTCATGGGTGAGAACGAGGGGCGTGTATGGATTCATGCACACCACGGTGTCAACAACCTAGATGATATCTTCAGCAAGCTACGCTACATGATCATCGGTCTAGATTGTAAATGGATTGTAGTAGATCACTTGCACATGCTTGTACTCTCTACGCTTGAGAACGATGAGCGTAAAGCTATTGACGGCATCATGCACCGACTACGTACTATGGTAGAAGAGACAGGGTGCGGTATGATCCTAGTGTCTCACCTCCGTAGAGTAGAGGGCAACCGTGGACACGAGAACGGTATCGAGACAGGGTTATCACACCTTAGAGGATCGCAGAGTATTGCTCAGTTGTCTGACTGCGTGATTGCACTTGAGCGTAACCAACAATCAGAAGATGAGATAGAAGCATCGACCACTAAGGTTAGGGTGTTGAAGTCTAGGTACACTGGTGATGTTGGCGTAGCTTGTAGTCTATTGTATGACGGTAAGACAGGGCGCTTGAGAGAACTTGATAGCTATGATGAGTCACAGTTTGATGGAGATATAATATGAGCAAGTCACCATATGGAACTTACGCATTTCAAGAAGCACTTAAACAACTGAGACAGTTGAAGCCTGATCTGGTTTATTCTTGTGCGTATTCAAAGCAGGGAACAGTTTTCAATAGTTTCTTGATAGCTAAAAATAGAACACGCTTTAGACCAGTGGGTGTATTGGACTGGGCGCACTTCACTATGGCAGGGCTGAGAGTGGCAATACAGTATGACGTTTTAGATGAGTACTATTTAGAGATGCTTAAAGATCCTCGCAGCCCCTCTAATACATGGAAGAATACAGAAAAAGAAAACAGATTAAAAGAAAAATACAGTCACAGCTTAGGTGAACCCCATGAGTAACTTAGTATTTGATATAGAAGCAGACGGCTTAGACCCCACGAAGATCCATTGTATTGTGGCTCAAGATGTGGACACGATGGACGTTTTTACATTCGACAACACCCAACTGCAAGAGGGCTACGACATGCTCTCCTCTGCAACTAAACTAATTGGACACAACTTAATAGGCTACGACATCCCTGCCATTAAAAAGATTTCAGGTATTGATCTGTTTGACAAGAAGATTGTAGATACATTAGTACTATCTCGTTTGTTCAAGCCAACCCGCGAAGGCAACCACGGTCTTGAGGGCTGGGGCTACAGGTTGGGCTTCAAGAAAGGCGACTTCGGACAACAAGAAGATGCGTGGGATGTATACACACCTGAGATGTTAGAGTACTGCAAGAACGATGTGCTTCTTAATACTAAAGTATATGAAGCTTTGAAGCTTGAGAGCCGTGGCTTTACTCCTCAGTGTGTGCAAATAGAACACGCAGTGGCACGGATCATAGATGTCCAACGTGACAACGGCTTTGTACTGGACGTTGAGAAGGTCATGGGGTTGATGGCTATGTTTGAAACCAAGCTGCATGACATTACAGTAGAGGTTCACGAAGAGTTCCGTCCGGTTGTGACAACGCAGATACTCTCACCCAAGTTCACAGCTACTGGCGCATTAGCTAAGACAGCTACAGATCAGCACGGTAAGGGCACACGCCTGTCTGATGACGAGTACGAGCGTCTTACTCTGGACATGGACACGAAGCCTATTGCACGACACACTGAGACAGAGTTTAACTTAGGCTCACGTAAGCAGATCGGCGAGTACCTGATTCGTTTCGGCTGGAACCCCACTAAGCATACACCCACAGGTCAGCCGATTGTAGATGAGTCCACGCTAAACAGGGTTAAGAACATTCCACAGGCCGCAATGATTGCCAAGTACCTAATGTTACAGAAGCGTTTAGCTCAGACTAAGAGCTGGATCAAGGAGCTTAACGAAGAGACAGGCAGAGTACATGGGTACGTTAATCCTAATGGTGCTGTGACTTCGCGCATGACGCACTCACATCCCAACATGGCCCAGATTCCAAGCAGTAGCTCACCCTATGGTACTGAGTGCCGCTCTTGTTGGACTGTGCCTGAAGGCTACAAGCTGGTGGGTATAGATGCTTCTGGCTTAGAACTACGTATGCTTGCACACTATTTAAATGACGAGGGCTACACAAATGAAATCCTTAACGGAGACATACACACCACTAATCAAGAACTTGCAGGACTTGAATCTAGAAATCAGGCAAAAACTTTCATCTATGCCCTCTTGTACGGGGCGGGAGATGCTAAGCTTGGATCAGTGGCTGGAAGAGGTAGAGCTGCTGGTAAAGCACTTAGACAACGCTTCTTTGATAATCTCCCATCATTCAAGACTCTTACGGGACGAGTACAAAGAGAAGCTAAAAGCGGATTTGTTAAAGCACTAGACGGTAGACGCTTGACTGTTCGCTCAGAACACGCCGCCCTGAATACTTTGTTGCAGGGTGCAGGAGCTATCGTAATGAAGAAGGCTTTAATTATTTTAGAGAAGTTGATAGTTCAGAATGGATTAGACGCTAAGTTCGTAGCCAACGTCCACGATGAATGGCAGATAGAATGCAGAGAAGATCATGCAGACGCAGTAGGTAAGCTAGGTGTTGCAGCTATTGTGCAGGCTGGCTTAGAACTTAATCTTAATTGTCCACTAGACGGAGACTATAATGTTGGAAACAACTGGAGTGAAACTCATTAAAACAGATTGCAATAAGTGTGGTGACTTTCTTGAAGACAGTAACTGGAACCCTTCTTTTAAAAGAAAGTCCCTTTACATCTGTCGTACTTGCAACCACCCTAACCGTGCAACTATTAACCCGAAGAGCAACCCGCTTAGAATGTTTGTTAACGGCAGGTATGTTTCTAAGTTCCACCCGTTGTATAAGGCGGGACGTTACTCTAGCTTTGGAGCTGCTGCATTCTCTGCGCTTGAAGGCTACGAAAAATCTATCGCGGGCTATGTGTATGTTATCTCGAACCCCTCGTGGGAAGGCTGGTTCAAAGTTGGAATGGCTGTTGATGCATATGATAGATGCTCTCAGTACCAGACCTCCTCACCTTTCAGAGATTATGAAGTAGAGTATTGCAAACACTTTGAAGACAGAAGAAAAGCTGAAGGTGTTGCACATAAGCTATTGAAAAATGTAGAGCATAAAGGCGAATGGTTTAACACAGATCTGAGCGTTATAAAGAATGCAATTAAAACAATAGAAGGCGTATAGCGATGAGCTTACATGATTTAGTACCTGACATTTACAACGAGCTTGAGAAGCTATCAGACGATGGCAAACCTTTACCGCTCACCGAAGAGAACATTGATCGGACTATATCAGGAATGAAAGAAGCCCTGATGTCGTGGGCAACACCACGGAAACGAGACTCCGCTTTCACTGTTCGGATGTCTAACGTAGGTAAACCTGCTCGTCAGTTGTGGTACGAGAAGCGTGATCCAAAAGGCCGTGGTGGTATTGACGGCCCGACACAGATTAAGTTCTTGTACGGCCACTTGCTTGAAGAGATTGTACTAATGTTGGTACGCATGGTGGACTATGAAGTAACAGACGAGCAGAAAGAAGTTACAGTTGATGGCATCGTAGGTCACATGGACTGTAAGATAAATGGTGAGGTGGTAGATGTTAAGACTGCATCACGCTTTGCATTCAACAAGTTTAAAGAAGGGCGCTTAGCGCAGGACGATCCGTTCGGTTACATGGGTCAGCTTGCAGGCTATGAAGAAGCAGAAGGTACAGAGGGTGGCGGGTTCTTGGTGTTGAACAAAGAGAGCGGTGAGCTTTGTATGTTTATACCTGATGATCTGGATAAGCCCAACATTAAATCTTCTATTAGTCAACTACTACCTGCGTTAGAGCTTGATGTCCCTCCTGCTATTTGTTATGATCCAGTACCAGATGGCAAGAAAGGCAACATGAAACTAGCCAAGGGTTGTAACTGGTGTAAGTATAAGCACGAGTGCTTCAAAGACTCTAACGATGGACAGGGCTTGAGGACATTTAAATATTCAAATGGCTACACGCACTTAACTAAAGTAGTAGCTGAACCTAAAGTGGAAGAATTCTTATGAACAGAAGACGCAGTAAACGCATAGAGCGACAGGCAGAGAGCTTGCTTATTCAGTGGCTCAAGGGTCTACTAACCGAAGAAGAAGCAGAGAAAGTAAACATGGGCAACTACAAGTCTATGTTGCCTGTACAGACACACTTCATGGCTCAGCGAACGATGTACTTAAACGCCTATCATCCGAAGTGGCTCAAGCGTAAAATAAAACAGCTTATAAAAATCTTCCCAGCCATTGAAATCGAAGATGTTAACTTGGAGATGATCACATGGAAAGTCAATCAGCGGTCGTTGGCACCATCCCAATAGAGGAATTAATAATTCAAGTAGGGCGGTGGTTAAACGCCGACCCTATTAACTCTATTACTGAAGTAGATTCTTGGATACTTAGCGACATACTTGTTGTATTAGATGCAGAACTAGAACGAAGGGAGGCGACAGCACATTGAAAAAAGTTAAGAAGGGTTACCGTAAAGCACGGTACAAACGCCCAGTAGAAAAAGATGTAGTGAAAGGCTATGACTCTAACTGGGAATATGAACTACACTCAGGCATCTTAGAAGCGTGGAGCTTTCACGTTGATAAGGTTCCTTACACAGTTGACCACAAGTACGAACCAGACTTTGTAAGAGAGATTGACGGGAAGAAGATACTGCTTGAAGCCAAGGGAAGGTTCTGGGACTTTGCGGAATACAGCAAGTATGTCTGGATAAGCAAGGTTCTCCCAGATGATATTGAGTTAGTGTTTTTGTTTGCTAACCCAAGCGCCCCGATGCCTCAAGCTACAAGACGTAAGGACGGGACAAAGAGATCTCACGGAGAGTGGGCAAGCTCCAAAGGGTTTAGGTGGTTCAGCGAAGATAGCATACCAGACAGTTGGATCAACACAGACAAGCGAGAAACTTTTGATGACTGAGATAGAGCATGGTAAAGATGAAAGACGAGACAGATACTTGCGCAAAAAGAAAAAGGTTCTGGGTAA